CTCAAATGAAAAAGGAACCGGATGCCTATATCGGAACTTATGTAGATTTTTCCGAAGCAGATTCCAGAGATCCGCTGGTTTATAGTTGGGTGAAAATAGAAGGTGTCGATGGAAAAGACGGGACGAACGGTATCCCTGGTAAAAATGGTATAGACGGTAAGACTTCCTATCTCCATATAAAGTATTCTGATGATGGTAGTACATTTACTGGAAATTCCGGTAAAACTCCGGGAAAATGGATGGGGCAATATGTTGATTTTACACAGGCCGACAGTTTGGCGTTTTCTGATTACACTTGGACAAAAGTCCAGGGGCCACAAGGAGTACAGGGGCCTAAAGGAGCAGACGGAAAGCAGTATTACACCTGGCTGAAGTATGCCGACACTCCTACAAGCGGCATGAGTGATACTCCCACAGGTAAAGTTTACATTGGCCTGGCATATAACAAAGAAACCGCCACGGAGAGTAATAATTATGCCGATTACACATGGTCCCTTGTTAAAGGTGAGAAGGGAGACACGGGTATATCTGGCCCTAAGGGGGAAGATGGGAAGACATATTACACATGGTTGAAATATGCCGATAACAGTTCAGGCGGCGGTATGAGCGATAGCCCAGATGGAAAATCCTATATCGGGCTTGCATACAACAAAGTCACAGAAGTAGAAAGCAATAATCCAGCAGATTATGTGTGGTCTCTGATAAAAGGCGATAAGGGCGATAAAGGCGAACCGGGTGTTGCCGGAAGAACATATTTTATTGACGCATCTACTGTGATCGTCAAAAGAGGCCAGAACGGACGCATATCGCCTACATCCGTTACTTTCAGCGCATATTACCGTGACGGCGATAGCTCAGAGAGAACTCCTTATTATGGTAGATTCATAATTTCGGAAAGCATAGATGGAGATTCTTGGGAATCCAAATATACATCTGAAGTAGATGAAATCGGCAAGGAATATGTGCCTACAGAGACCGCCACTGCAGTGAAGTGTGTTTTATATGCCGCCGGCGGTACACAGACTGAAATGGACCAGCAAACAGTGTCTATAGTGGTTGATGTATCTAATCTTACACAGGAGATAATCTTTGATACTCTGACAAATAATGGCGAGAATCAAGGAGTATACCTGAACGATGGCAAGATTTATATAAACATGACCTATGCAAAAGGCGGAACACTGGTCCTTGGCGGGCTGAATGACACTAACGGGCTCTTACAAGTAAGAGATGAATCG